GTTATTGGTGGTGTGGAATCGGAGATAATTGTTACGACGTGTCAATCACTTCTACGACATCCGGAACATTCACCTTCGACTCTGCTGGATCAATGACAGGTAAATTCTATGTATTATATAAGGATATATAAGGAGGATTAAATTATGCAAAAACAAACAATTAATTACAAACAGGCTGAAAAAGTGTATGTCTTGGCACAGAATGTGTCAGGGGCTACTCTCTCAGCCGATGCTGCTGTATTCTATGATTCGACATCTGCAATTTCGGATGAAATAGGTATCAGTGGTGCTGTCACATCAAAAGCGCATCTCTTCGCAGGACGAAACGATCAGTCTCTCTCAGACGGCTCGAAAGGTCTTGTGCAGGTTTACGGTATGGGTGACATTTATCTGATTCTTTCAGATACAGCAGCTTCTGCTGTCCCTGGAGATCAGTTGGTTTCAGTTACGTCACAGACGTATCTGGTCGACTTCTCTGCGACTTCGTTAGTTACTGGAGCTGTTGAGAACTATGTTACGTTGTGTGAAACATATTCAGCTGCTGCTGGCGGTCAATCGACCGCTGTGGCAAGAGCTGCATTTATTCGTGCTATGTAATTAGCTTTAAAAGGTTCGTGGTTATCCTACTTTAAAACGTAAAAACCACACAATTTTCTTGGGAGAGAAAGATGAAAATATTATTTGTAGACCACACGAAAGGACATAACCCACATAAGTTGTATGAGAAGCCAACAGGTGGAACTCTGACATCTTTAACGAAAGTCCCTGAATTTCTTGCTGCTCAGGGACACGAAGTGTACGTTAAAAGCACTTATGAGAAAGATGAGATAGTCAACGGAGTACATTACCTAAAGCCAGATGGCTCTGCTCCTAAATGGGATGTAACGGTATTCAACAGAAACGTACTGCCTAATGATTTTGTCACGTACTGTAAGAATAATGGATCTAAGATAGTTTGGTGGTTACATGATATAGTGGACCCAAGATATCTTCCTGACGATACATTTAAGATGGTAGATAAGATTGTAGCTCTGTCTGACTATTGTAAAGATACTTTTAGTGATTTTTATGAGATACCAAAAGACAAGTTTGAAGTGATATCTAATGGAATAGACAGTGGTGTGTTTAACCCAGGAGATTATGAGAAGAGAGACCCTAATTTATACTTAACTTGCTCTGCTATGATTAAAGGGTATATGCCATTAGACATTACTTATATGAGCTTAAAGCGTAACTTTCCGTCAATAGACTTTCGTATATACAGCAGCCAAAAGCTGCATGGTTTTAACAACACAGAGGCACAGCAAAAATTTTTAAAAGAGATGTCTAAGAACGGTGTGCATGTATACGCACCTATGGTTCAGACAAACCTAGCTGCTGTTATGAAGAAAGCGTGGTGCTTATTGATGCCTAATTCGTATCCTGAGATCTGCAGTAACATCTTACTACAAGCGAGGGCTTGCGGATTACCGATAGTCTCTAGTAACGTGGGAGCTAACCCAGAGTTTATAGAGCATGAGAAGACAGGACTTCTAACTACTAAGTTCCACCCACACGACATTCATTCTTGGACGGTGGAATTCGCTAGACAGGCCTGTAGATTAGGAACAGAGAAAGAATTGCACAGAAAAATATCAACAGAGACACCGAAAGGTGTTCCTACCTGGGAGGGAATAGGAAATGCTTGGAATGAACTACTTAAGAGTATTACGAGATAGTTACGGGAGTTGGAAGTACTGGAAAAAGTCGGGTCTTACTTTATATAAAGGATTCGTGCCGTCAGAAACATATATTAAGTATAGACCAAAGTCTACCTTTGAAGGAAGGACAGTACTTAATCTAGGTTGTGGTAAGTGCGTATTTGCAACTCCAAATGTAGTTAATCTTGACTGTGTTAGCGGAGACGGGGTAGACCTAGTGGTTGATTTGGGTAAGTGCGAAGAAAACTACCTGCCATTTGAAAATGACCATTTTGATTTTATCATAGCAAACCATGTCATGGAGCATATACCTAACTGGTTTGCATGTTTTAAAGAGTTGGCCAGAGTTTTGAAGCCAGGAGGGAGGTTAGAGATTTGGATTCCTCCAGTATCAAGTGATAGTGCATTTACTTACAGAGATCATATCAATTTGATAGGGATAGCGTCATTTACAGGAATAAAAAGAAATGTCCGATCTGGGACGAACCTGAGTGCCGCAGTAGAATGCGATAAGCTGACCCATGTTGCCAGATTGGATATGACAGAAACTAAGTCAAGACCCATATTAAAGTGGTGGATATTCTTTGCCCCACATTGGTGGGTATCCTTCTGTGCTGACCACCTAAGAAATGTTATATCAGAAACAGTATTCATATTTACAAAGGGAGAATAGATATGTATAAATGTGTTGATTGTTGGAGAGTATATACAAAAGCTGAGGTATCTAGTGGACACTTCCAAGGATGTAGGTGTGGAGGAATCAGATTCAGAGGAGTCATGGAAACGCCAACTAGACTCTTCTTCAACTGGTTAGCACGATATGTATAAGGTAGCTGTAGCAGTTCCTATAGCAGAAGCAGTAGATCCTATTGTAGTACAGAGTATGATGTCAGTTATCGCCTACTCTAGTACAAGAGATATACAAGTAGCAGACATAGGAATAACCCACAGAGAAATCATAGATAATGCCAGAAATAACTTGACAGAGTCGTTCTTAGGTACCGATACAGAGTGGATATTTTGGATGGATTCAGACATGACCTTTCCAAAAGATACTCTAGTTAAATTGTTTAAAGTGGCGAAAGAAAAGAAGACTAAATTAGTTACTGGCGTGTACTATCAAAGAAAGAACTTAAATTTTCCTGTGCTGTGGAGTAGAGGAGATCAGTTAAAATCAGGAAGAGTGTCAGGGGAAGGGACTAAGAAGGCAGAAATTAACAAGTACGTCGGTGCTTTTTGTTTTCCAAATCCAAATAAGAAAGAACCGTTCAAGGTTCACGCAGCAGGAGGGGGTTGTTTTTTAGCCCACAGGTCAGTATTTGAGGCCATGGATAGACCATGGTTTAAAACACTGCCTGGAGTATGTTCCGAAGACTTCTATTTCTTTGTTAACGCCAAAGAATTAGGGTACGACTTATGGGCAGAACCTACTATTGATCTAGGGCATTTGGGAGATAAGCCAGTTATTACAAAAAAAGACTTTCTCAAAAATCACGAAGATCAAAAAGTAGATATCGATGAAATAATTACAAAGGGAGAAAATGATGTCTAAATTAATTAGTAATGTGTTATTGAAAATAGTGAGGGGAGGATCTAATGATCGTGTGTTGTTTATTGACAATATCCCAGAAGAACTCTTCTATAAAATGGAACACCCAAAGAAAATTGCTGGAGAGAATGGAAGTCAGCACTGGGTATCAGATGCAGACAAAGACAAAATTCCTACGCTACACGAGGAAATTAAGTTAAGCCAGACCGGAGACGGTGGTTTGGTGTTCAATATGCAGAATATCAATGCTCAAGAAAGATACGCCACTATTGAACGCTACATTAGTGCAAATTACCCAAGTAACAAAACTGTCCCAAAACCAAAACCAAATTGTATTGATCCTAGTGACTTAAGATCAAGTGCTTTGGCACTGTCGGATGTGCCGAGGGTAGTGCTATCAGCTCTCTCTCCCTCCGTTGATGAAACGGATGCTGGTAGTACTACTGCCTCTTTAATAAAGCCTGCAGATGTTAATATCGAAGCTATCAAGAAACAGGCCGTTGAGGAATACGAAGCAGCAAAGAAAGTAGCAGCCAAAGAGAGAATGGCTAAAGCTAGAGCAGCTAGACAAGCCTCAAAATAATTAAAGTTCAAGTATTATAAGCTTGAATAAGCAGTTAGAAGGGTTCTGCTGTACCAAAAACCCCATGATTTATAAAAGGATTCTACTATGACATTTCTAGAAATAAGACAGCGTATTGGAGAAGTGATGGGGGTCGATTCAACTGATACTACAACAGATCCCAATTCTACGATGGTAACTAAACTTAAAGAGTGGGTAAACTCTAGATATCGCCTATTAGCAGGTAAACGGTCATGGAATTGGCGTATTCAAGATACCATTATCCAAACATCAGCTGATATTAGTACAGGTACTGTGACAGCTACTAAGGCAAGCACAACGATAGAATTCTCTAGTGGTCCTGTAGCAAGTGCAGCTTACTGGTTTATCCAGTTTAGTGATACTGATGATTGGTATCAGATATCTGCCCATACCGCAGGTGAAACAGAAGCTACGATAGCAAATGCGTACTTAGGAACTACAAGTGCTACCCTAACCTACACTCTTCGGAAGGTCTACTACTCTTTACCAACTACTATTGGCAAGGTACTTAACGCAAAACAGACAAGAGACGATATTACTCTCAAGTATTTATCCCCTAGAATGTTAGATCAATATGTCCCCGATAGAACTAGAACAGGAGAACCAGAATTCTACAGTATAGTTGGTTTGGATCAGGCTGTAGCTGCGACAGCTAACAAGCAGTATCGGGTAGAGTTCTATCCAGTCCCGTCTACTACGATGAACATCAATTTCCGATCCTATGCGATCCCTGTTGAACTGTCTGCCGATGGTGATATACCCATTATTCCAGAAGCCTTCCATGACTACTTAGTATGGGATGTCCTTTCCACGTATGGTTTCATGTTCCTTGACGATACTCGTTTATCAGCTGCTAAGGCTGAAAAGAACGACATCTATGACGAAATGAGACGTAATGATGTAGCTACAGAGCACACACCAGTTAGAAGGTCATACGACGTTAATTTAGAACAAACAGAATCGTTCTTAAGCTCTTTAGATACTCCGGTGGAATAAACTATGGGACAACTAAATAAAAATAATAAAGCTGAGATCCCAATTGATAACTTCGGTGGAGGATATGCTGGGGCTAAAGCTATTGGTAATCTCTTAGCTGCCGAGGCCCAAGATCTGGACAATATAGTCATACTTCCAGGTGGAACTGGGTTCAGGAATAGACATGGTAATGACCAAGTTATTCTTACCAACAACACTACCGAAGAACACATGACCAATACTTTGGGTCTGTATCCATTTTATGATGGCACAGAAACATGGATGGTTAGATTTAGCTTGAACGACGGCGTTGTATCTAATCAAGTGTATATCGTAGCAGCTAATCTAGCTGACAATACAGATGACCTCGTTACTTCTGCTTACGCAACTGCGTCTTATACTATGAGTAACAATGACCAGTTGGTTATGTCAGACTACGATAATAGCGTAATGGCTATATCAAATCAATACGTATATCCTTTGTGGGCGTATATTAACACTGCGAGTGGCATTACTGCGACTCTTGGAGTAGGAGATACCCCAAAAGGTAAAGTAGGTATGTACTGGAATAACCGTTGTTGGATAGGAAATTTAAGTGGGAATGAGTCTAAGTTACAATATTCTATACTATTATCTGCTGGGGTATTGCCGTATGCCAGCAATACTTGGACAGATACAGGAAGTGGTTTTGTAGAGCCCAACAGGGGAGATTCTGATGAGCTAATTGCCATTACTCCTATATCGAATAATGTACTACTGTTTTTTAAAAAGAGATCTGTTTATCAAGTAGTTGGTAGATCAGATCCTTTTGCTGTCTTTAATCTGTTTGAGGGTGTTGGCTGTGCTGGAAGACACTCCCTTGTAAATGTTGACGGCATCGTTTACTTCATCACTCCAGATAAGCGCATGTTAATAACTGACGGAGATAAGATATACGGAGATAAAGATGTGCCTCAGTTAGCCTACGCAGATGACTTATGGAGAAGCGTAGTCGACTCTCGGCTACAATACACCTATGGCTTTCGTCATAGAGGAAGAGATTTTGATTGGATCGTTTGGTTAGTTACTACAACTGGATCTACCAACAATAGTGCCATTGTATGGGACTTAAGGAACAAATGCTGGCTGCGTAATACCACCGGGTTTGCTGCAAATTGCGCCGTATCATACCCAGACGGAAAAGCATATATCGGTGTTACGACATATGGAGGAATCTTCAAATTAGATGCAGATAGCAAGTACGATGACGACTCCGGAGGAACTGAAACATTTACGGGCGGAGCAAAGACTGGAGTTTCGGGAGCTGTTGCTGTTGCCTGGAAGTGGAGATCAGACGACTATAATCTTTCTTTAGAGACAATTACTCAGGTACGGCGAGTTAATACACTGTCATTATACAGCGCAAACGGGAATCTAGATTTTAACTATAGATATGACGGTGCTGCAGATTCTACAGATAGTACTAAGGCAGTTGTCCCTAGTACGCTAAAGCATACAACACAGACATGGAGGCCATTAGGAAGAGGTGACAGCTTTGGGTTTGAATTAAACAACAACAGTACTGTCAGTAGTCAAATATCTAAGATAACTTTAGTAGGTACTCAGAAGGGAATGAAAGACCCTGGAGTAGTTTAAATGGCGATAAACTTTGATTATAACTACGTCATCAGTCCTACAGGACAGCTGGATAACCATATTCTTAGAGAGATGTTTGGCGATGTTAAAGACTACCTTATTAATGATCTAGAAGGTGACTTAGTAGGTGACGGTACGACAGGTGCTACAGCAGAACTAGATAACTTAGAAAATGTAGCTATTAATACGTCTTTGCTGTCAGACACCGATAATACTGATGATCTTGGTAATTCAACACACAACTGGAGAAGTATTTATTTTAGTACATCTCTAAAGTCAGGAGCTACTACATTAGCTACAGCAACCGAGGTTGGATATCTTTCTGGAGTCACTTCTGCTATTCAAACGCAGCTAGGGAATAAACTAGAGTCTGTGGTCGCAGGAAACGTTAATGCTGAAGCATCTACTGATGGATATGTGTTAACGTCTGACGGAGCCGGTAATGCTGCTTGGGAAACTGCTGTAGGAGTAGGAGCAACACTAGCACTAGATAACCTAGCTTCTGTAGCTGTCAATACAAGTTTAATATCAGACACAGCGAATACCGATGACTTAGGGAGTGCATTGATAGCTTGGAGAAGTCTCGTGTTAGGGACATCCCTGGTATTTACATCTAATAACGGAACTAATAACTACGCAGTTTCTTATCCTGCAGCTACATCAGGTAACTTTAATTTTCCCGCTACTTATGGCAGTAATGCGGATGTTTTAACAACAGATGGAAGTGGTAACACAGGATGGTCAACTTTATCCTACGCTAATCCAGCCCTTAGTAACTTAGCCTCAGTGGCAATTAACACAAGTCTTTTGCCAGATGCAGACGGAACACTGAATTTAGGATTCAATACTGGTGCATGGGGAGTAGGATACATTAATCAGATAGTGATGGACGGAAGTACATCAGGGTATGTAGCCTTAAAAGTACCAGCAACTATCACATCCTATGATTTACAACTTCCTAGTGCAATAGGAGCTTCAGGAACACGGTTAAATTCTAATGGAGACGGAACTACATCCTGGGCTCTTCCTGTTATCAACGCAGGAACTTTCGATGCTGAAGTATCTACTGATGGATATATACTAACGTCAGATGGGGCTGGAAACGCCGCTTGGGAAAGTCCTGCAGCCAATACAGGAGCTACTTTTGCTTTAGATAACTTAGTTTCTGTTGCTATCAACACAAGCCTTATCTCAGACACTGATAAGACAGATGACCTAGGGTCAGCTGCCGTAGCCTGGAAAGATGGCTACATAAACAAGATTTTAATGGATGGTGGTACATCAGGTACTGTCACAGTTCAGCCAGCTGCGGAAGCTGGGACATGGAGTCTTACTCTCCCTACAACTGACGGGGATGCGGATCAGGTTCTTACTACTAATGGTAGTGGTGTTACGACTTGGGAAGATGCAGCTTCTGGTGGTACAGTGTATAGAGAAGATTATGTGGTTGGTACTGCCCTAGACAACTACTCAGGATCTACAACTGTATTTGATCTAGTTGGGACATATACAACTGGTGATGATTCAATGACAGTATTTGTGGACGGCGTTCTCCAAACCATTGGTGCAGGGAATGACTACCTTGAAACTGACACCGATACCATTACTTTTAATAATGCTTTAGTCGCCACTCAGAAGGTGGCTTTCTATTTTTCAGTCCCTACGTCTTCTACAGACTACGCCACTAAAGCCCTAGACAATCTTGGATCAGTGGCTATTAATACCTCTTTAATTAGTGATACAGATAGTACGGACGATCTAGGAAGCTCTGCTAAGAAGTGGGCTAATCTGTATGTTGATGATATTAAAGGTACTACAACTAAATCAGAACAGCCTTGTTTCTTACTACAGATAGGCACAACAGTAACCAATGTCACTGGAGACAGTACAGACTACGATGTAATATATGACACCGCAGTATTTGATGTAGGTGGCGACGTAGCTGACCTTGGGGCAGGAACGTACTCTACATTCACAGCTCCAGTAACAGGGAAGTATCAGTTAAATATGCTTCTTAAATTAGCTGGCATTGATGCAGCTAATCATACTACCATAGAAGCAACTATCCGCACATCAAATCGAATCTACGTTTTTTACGTATATAGAGCAGCGAAGGACTTACTAACATCCCAGCCGACTAACATCTCTATCTTAGCTGATATGGATGCTAATGATACTGCCTACACGAGAGTCTTTGTAACAGCTGGCACCAAAACAGTAGACGTTGCTTCACCAAGTTTTTTTTCAGGGAGTTTAATTAACTAGGAGATAAGATGATTGAATATACACGAATAATAACAGACGAGGAACAAAAGATATTAGAGAATGACCTTCTTGATATCAAAGATTGGATTGACAAGGCTATTGAAGGGAAACTAAACAACTGCTTTAAAAGAGCTGCTAAACAGTATGATGACTTAGCTGTTAAAGAAGCTCTTGAGATGGTTCCTTCTAGTCCTAAGAAGAAAGTAGAAGAGTTGTTTAAACATCCTAATTACAAGAATAGGAAAGTTAAGGATCAAGAGGCTAGATAATGTCTAAAACACAACTGGATAGGTCACTAAGTAAGGCTCCTGGGGTTATACTCCAAGTAGTGCAGAATACGACAAACACAGCATTTAGTGTTACTTCAGCTACTTATGTTGACGCTACTAATCATACTGTTTCAATTACTCCTAGTTCTACATCTAGTAGAGTTAAACTTACTTTTTCTTTCTATGTATACTCTGGTACTGCTAATGACGGTGTTGAATGTACGATTAAACGAAACTCTACAGATTTAGGAAGTGGTTCTTCATTAGCTTATGTATACAATGATGATGCAGCTAACATCAGAGTATACCAAACTATTGTTTATGTAGATTCGCCTTCGTCAGCATCTTCTGTTACTTATACACTCAGAGCAAAGTATATTGTTGGTTCTGGTGGTACTGTTGGTAGTGGAGCAATCCAGTCTACAATGATTGCAGAAGAAATAGCAGGATAAAAGCCTGGGGAATTAAAGATAACTTGGGAGAGTTAAATGATAACGAGAAACAAGATAAGTAAAAAGCAAACAAAGAGACTTCTTGAAGTGATATCGAAGTTCTACGATGAAAGTAATCTAGGACACTACGACAGAGATGAATACGTATTAAATACTATCAAAGCAATTAGATACGGAATAGAAGGAAAAGCACCTAACGACATATGGTGTGACGAAGAACTGAATTATTATTGTTTTTGTAAAACACAGCTCGATTCAGATTTAAGTATAACATACGTTCTTTGTGTTGCTTGGTTAGATCCTAAAGTGAGAGGATTAGAAAACATACGCAAGCTAATTAACTTTATAAGATTTTACGCACAAAAACAAGGATATAAAAGACTAGCGGTAGTTACATCTCGTATGGATAGATACAAAGCGTTCAAACGAGGACTAGGGAAGAATTTTACAGAAAAACTTATTACATTAACAGAGGAGTACTAATATGCCGTACAATGGAAGACCAGCGCAATGGGCCGTTTCTGACCCCAATGAGTCAACACATCTTAGGGAAGTCGATAGAGACCGTCAACGGATTACTGACGAACAAGCAGAACAAGAAAGGATTATGCGAGAGAATCTGGCTGAAAGAACCCAGATATCACAAGACAGGATGGCTGAATTCACAGAACTACTGGCTGCAGAAGAAGAAAGAAAGTTTAACCAAGCTATTCCTGAACTAGCTAATACTGCCCAGAATCAAGGATTCTTAGAAACATCTGGTTTTGGTAATGCACTAGCAAACGAAAGAGCTGGACTTGCAGGACAGACTGCTTTTACACTTGCTGGACAAGCCCTAGCTGACAGAAACATGGAACTAGAAGGAATACAAGGAATTGGGAACAATGCTCTCGGATTAAGAACCAGTGGTTTAGAAAGAACCTTTAGTCAAGGAGACCAATTTAATAGCGAGCAGTTAGCTAGAGAATTAGGTCAGTTAGGGGTAGCTGCCCCAGCACAAGCATCTTCTAGTAGCCCGAACATGTTAGGTGGTGCGGTGACAGGTGCAGCAGCTGGATCAGCATTTGGTCCATACGGAGCAGTCGGCGGAGCTGCTGTAGGTGCTTACGCCACCACAAAGTAAAGGAGAATATTATGCCAGATTTCAGAGTCAAACAAAGTGTAGACCCGATGGCTTTTGCCAATGTTCTTCAGAATAAGAGACGATTGGAAGACAGTGCCAGGGCGCAACAAGAAACAGAAAAGCAGAATAAGTTTAATCAACTTATCCAAGCTGTGGAGATGGGTAGCAAGATAGCTGGAAGCATATCAACCTACAATAAGGATAAGAAGAAGATGGAGCAGACAGCAGAACTAGCCGATGCTACAGCAGCTCAGTTAGGTCCGCAAGGAACTTCTTCATTCGGCAACCAAGCACCTTCCCAGGCCCAGTCTAGGAAGATGGAATTTGTAAGAGAAGCTGTTAAGAGTGATCCTGCAAACGCCATGAAGTTTAGCGAGTTAGCTAATAATAAATCAGGCGGTACTCCACAGAAGATTAACTTACTCCTGCCAGATGGCTCTGTTGAAGTAGGGTCTTTCCATCCTGGGATGCCAGTAGGGAAGCAACTACTTAGACAAGACGGTACAGTTGCTCCCCAAGGTAGCAGGCAATCATTTTCTGAAGGTAGCAGATATCAGTTCTTCACAGACCCTAATACAGGTTTAAGGGTGAAAGAAGACTTAATAACTGGAAACACAGAAGTATTAGACACTCCAGATAAGTTTAAAGCAGGAAAGAAAACTATGATCACTGATTTCGGTCAATTAAATGACCCAAATATCATATCTCCAGTAGAAAGAGACAGGGTTAATTTGGTGTTGGACAAAGCATCTGATAATCTAATTAAAGACTCTACCATAACAAAACTAAGGCAGAACCAAAATGAGTTAGCTGCACTAGAAGATCTAATTGGTATGGATAATGAAGCTGCCCAGGCCATTATACCGTTTCGTGTCATAAGAGGTGTGGGACAGGAAGTAGGAAACTTGACAGCCGGAGAAGTGGAGGCTGGTGGCGGCTCACAACAACTGTATAGAAAAGCCAAGAGAAAAGCGAGTAAGTGGGTAACTGGTAAACTCCCACCAGAGGATGTTGAAGATTTCTTGATTCTGGCTAGGATATCAAAGAATAACGTGGATAAGAGATTAAACAAAGAAGTCAGTAGACACGTTAACAGAGCCAGTAGACGGATACCAAGAGTAAATAAAAATCTTATAAGAGAATCCATAGGAATAACTCCTAGTTTGCCTCCCATGGATTCCTTCGTGGAGAAATAACAATGGCTAAGTTTAATGTAGAGAAAGCAAGACAAGCAGGACATTCAGAGCAAGCAATCCAGGCTTATCTGAAGAAACATCCTGAGTTAGCTCCAATAGATGCTAAAGAATCTCCAGAACAAGTAGATGTAAAGAAAGAATCCACTGGGTTTAAAGTACCTGAGCCAATTAAGAAGATTGGGGAGCTGCTCACCACGCCACAAAGAGGTCTTAGGGGTGTTGGGGTATTCGCCCAGAAAGCACTAGAAGGCACAGCAGCAGGTACCCAGAATATGCTCGATCCAGCCGGTACTATGACTAAAGTTATGATGAATACACCAGAAGCTTTGCAAAGAGCATCTGCCGCCGTAAAACCTGACTATGTGCCACAACAGGGAGAAAACATCGGCGCAGCAATAGGAGAGGGTGTCGGATCTTTACCGTTAATGGCAGCATCTGGAGGTGTGGCTGGTATTGGAGCTAAAGCACTTCCACTAATAACTAAAGGAAAGCTGGCCTATAACATAATTACATCTGCAGCTGCTACAGGAGTCCCTAACGCACTTGAACAGGTTGCTTCAAAAGGTAAGTTTGATCCTGGTGAGCTTGCTTTTGCTGCTGGATTTGGTGGAGCAATACCGATGGTTAAACCTGCTTTTGCTGTAATTAAAAAGGCAGCTACCAAAGTTCTTCCTAGTTTATTGGAAGCAACGTCAGGAGTTCCTCAAGCTGCTACAATTAGAAAGATCAAAGACCCTAAGAGTCTCTTTAATGTGCAAGGAACAGAAGAGATGATTGAAAAGAAAGTTATATCTGCTCAAGAAGCAGTTAAGACAGCCAGAAATAAGATTGGAGAAGTAAGAAACAAAATACTAGAAAAACTAGGTATCCTTGAAGATGGGAGCGAGGCTGCTCTCTTAGAAAGAGTTGCTGCAGGAGAACCACCTCCAGTTAAGTTTAGCGATATTGTAGAGAAGCTAAACCAGGTCCGGAAGAATGTAAAGATGCCTGCTAAGGTAAAAATTAAGACACTGCTGGATGTTCGGGCTAACTTAAAAGCCCACATGAACAGCATTAAATTAGGACAACAGGTTAGACCTATCTCTGAGAAGTTTCAAAAAGACTTAACAGAAACATATAATCTTGCCAATAGTATGTTAGACAAGATCCCACAAGCAAAGAGATTAAGGGTCGTTGATAAAGCCTATTCTGAAGCTATTGTGGTGTATAGCGAACTACAAAAGAATCTAGCAACAACAGGCCAAGCCGAGGACTTCTTAGAGAGACTATTCGCAGGAAAGAAACTTGGGGATATGAAAGGGTCTATTAAGCAGAGCCTGAAATATATGTCTAGGGTAGAGAAGATGTCTGGTATGAAGATTATAGAGCCACTAGAAAAAGAGTTCACAGTCCAGGCGTTTAAAAGAATACTGCCAAAGAAGGGATTAGGGACGTTCATCAGTCTTGCTGGTACGGCAACACTAGCAGCAGCTAATCCAGCACTAGGTGCCGCAGCAGCTACTGTGCTGAGTCCTAAACTAGCTGGTTTAGGTATGCAAGCAGCCCAGGGATTTGCTAAGGGTGCAGGAAGTTCTGCAGGACAGGGATTGATGAGACAGGCAGTGTTAGCGAAGCTCAGAGAAAGCCATAAGAAAGGGAGAAAGTAACATGGCTAGAAGACGATCTTTAACACAAGCAGAACTAATTCAGAAGAAGTTAGATGAGATCCACAGCGACTTAAAAGAAGTTAGAGAGACAGATATACCTAATCTCAAGATAGAGGTGGCGGTTATGAAAGAGAAGTCCAATACCTCTGCTAAACTTATATCTGCTGTTGGAGGTATAGTTGCTGTTGTTGTTTCTACTGCAATAGCATTTGTTCGATAAATCTTAAAGGTAGGTGGGTTTTATGGATGATTACAAAGAATGGCTACACTGTCCTGTTGATAATAAACCTCTTGGGATTAGAATCAAGGGTCAACCAACAGAAGTCTTTTGTAAAGAATGTAACTTCTTCTACGTGTATGAAGCTAGCCCTACCCATCCAGTGTCAAACCGCAAGCCTAAGAAGAAGTGTAACTGTCCGCAGTGTCGTGAACTGTGAAGGGAGGTTCATCCTCTAAGTATATCTCTTCAAAGATAACACATAGAATACCATCCCTTACCTCAGTATAGCGTATCCATTTAGTCTCTTTGGTCATTTCTTCTTCTCATACTTTTCTAAGGCTACCTTTGCCGTACGCTCGTGAAGATCTGCGCAGCACTCGTCTGGACCTGAACATACACACTTAATGCTTTTCAGCTCCTTCACTAATACCTTAGCCTTCTCTATGGCTTCTAGGTAGCCATATGCTTCGTGCATAGTTTCACTAAGAACTGAACTGGCTAATAAAGAGTCTGTTATAATTTCTCTTGCCTTTCTCTCATTCATTTCTCTTTCTCCCATTTGGCTAGTGCTTCTTTTACAACTTCTAAAACATATGCATGCCATTTGTTTCCGGTGAATGGAGGAGATGAGTGTATCTCTATATCTTTCAATGCCTCCACCAACCTTTTAGCTTTCTCTCTTTCGGCCTCGATTGCATTGGTAATCTTTATCACATCCTCTGCACATATCTTGCAACAAAGTTTAATCATTTCCACATCCTCCATCCCTTTGGTTTAAAATGCACTACAACCATCAATGATCCAATATAGATAAGTATCATAAATGCTTCAATACCCACTCCTACCCAATTACTATAGATAGCTAACCCCACCAAAGCACAGATAGCCTTTGCAATCTTATATAGGTACTGAGAAGATGACACTTGTGTAGATCTCTTAGTCCTTATGGTCTTTGCTATCTGTTTGTAATAGCTCATGGAGTCTAGGAACAAAGCTAGTACAACACAAGCTCCTCCTATTGCTGAAGTTAGCTCATTCATTTTCCCACCTCTTATGTGCTCTCTTCAGTCTCTTCTTATACTTCCTCTCTTCAATCTCTTTATCATAGAACCACTCTTTTACCAGTATCCAAAGGGTGAGGCTTCCGATCATCCCCTCAAAGAACAAGATACCTGCTAACCACAACGGCTCCCAATGTCCTAAAAATATATTAAATGCCTCCATACTATCTCTCCTTTATTCTATGCACACATCAGCCATAGAATTACTCCTATCAGTACTAATTCCATTTAAACTCCTTACAGCCTTATAAACTGTTATATTCTCTACCCCCATGAATGAGGCTATCTCTGATATTTTAAATCCATCACCTGAGTTATACAAGTAAATGTAAAGCTCTTTCTCCTTATTTGTCATCCAGTCTCCTTATGCAGTAATGAGAATAACACAACCAATCATACTTGCTGATATAATGAATGTAACAAAGGCTGCTATTGGTATAAGTACATACCATTTATACATCATTCTTCCCCCCAATAAGCCTCTACATCCTCAATATACCAGCCTAGCTGCCCATCAGGTAGTCTAGGTCTTTCTAATCCTTCCAGTATTGTCCACTTCTGAAAATCATCTACAATCTTAGAATACAGATATTTCCTCATATCGTTATTACTAACAGGTATCTTATATTTCATATTATCTCCATGATATAATAAAGTAGGTTATAACAATAGCAACACCCAAACCAAATAAAGCAAAGAGTCCTATAACTACTGACATTATTGTGTGTGCTATTTCCATATTATTTTCCTTTCTGCTTAGTATAAGTAGTGAGCCACTTCTCAATAACTTTTATCGAGTGTTCCGTTCCTTCATCAGGTTCAACTGCTTCAAACAACTTTAATATTTCTATTGCTATCTGTCGTCTAGTCATTTGTTAGTTCCCCCCAATTCATTTCTTTCATTGATTCATTGCAGCATATATCGCATAAGTAATACCCATCTTCAGTGTATACCCCACCCTCTGAGGATGAGCTTGGTCTGTCACATCTATAGCATTTATTCATCATGTCACCAATCCTTTTAAGTATACTGTCTTGCCTCTAATCCTCTTAGCAGTAAGAACCTGCTCTCTGAGTTTTTTATCACTGTATGATACGTGTACCCATCCTGAGTTAGGATCATTAGCAGCTGCATCGTAAAACTCCAAGATTAGCTGATCAAACTCCATGTTCTCTCTAATCCATTCAGCTAACTTCTTGTTATCAACTCCAATAACTTCCATGTCAGCTGCTTCACCTTTAGAATGTTGAGATTTGGTAGATCCGCCTACCAATTTGTTTAACTTGTTAGATCTAAAGCCACTATTGATTCTTATTGGCAATCCTAGCTTTTCTCTTAATGGTTGCAAAACCTTCTCTGTCAATAGTTTTAGGCTTTCTAACTGTTTGGCATCTGGCATATTCTTAATTCCATGTCGAGCTGCTGTAGTACTCTTTGTGAGCTCTTCTAGTGTAAAATTTCTACTTATCCTCATCTTGTATCTCCCCATTAATTTTATGTGCAATTATCTTTCCAGTTGCTAAATCGATTAAAACTTCCTGTCCAGTTTCTGAGTCTACACACCATACTGCTTCTAATACTGTATCAGTCATCTTAAATCTCCTATTCTAAGCCTTGGTCTTTTATGCTTATACCCGTTTATTTTCCCTATTGAATTCCGTAGAAATTGATGAATTTGCTTAATCGGTATAAAGATACCGACACCCGATGGTGTACCCTCCATATCAGTATACATTGCCGATACAATGCCGATAACTTCTCCTTGATCATTGAACACAGGACCACCACTACTGCCTGGATGGATATATGTTGTAGTCTCTGCTATAACACAGAAATATCCAAATGAGAAAGCAAAGTTAGAGATAATACCAACTGAGATTAACCAGGTATGCCCGTTGGGATGTCCACATATTAGTATATCCTGCCCAACCCAAATCCTAGCCTTTCTTTGTACTTTAGCATAATTGAAACGCTGATGTGAGTCAACTAACTGTATGAGAGCTAAATCTCTCCTATTATCATAAGCAATTAATTTAGCCTGATATACTGATCCTCTGTATATCTTAACTAAGATCAGTTCTATTTCTGGATCAGAGACAACATGTGCTGCTGTCAGTATTAACCCCTTCTTGTTAATCATAACTCCAGATCCAGATGCTCTCATATCCTCTTTGAATATTCCTATTGCTACAGTCTGTTCCCTATACTCTGTTACTTGCCATTGACTGATTACAAACTCACTATGGGGACTGTCTTTTACAATAAGAACAGAAAGCAATAGTCCTGACAATATAACGGCTATGTATTTTTTCATTCTGCTTCTCCTAAGTTATTTGCGAGCAGCACCAAGAATAGACCTAAAGCTATTCTCCAGTCTCTATCAAGCACAATAAACCACCCAGATAGGGATATAAGTGTAATTAGTACTCTCATTTCTTTTCCTCTATAACTGCATCTTCCTTAGGCACTTCTAATTCAGAGACGTTAGACAGCCTAAGAAGTTCTTCGAGCAGCTTAACTTTGTGCGCTGAAGTCCTCTTAACAATCGCGTTAACAGTATCTTTGTAGTCTGTGTGCATAGTCCCAGATGTCTGAATTACAAAATCCATTATCTGGATCTTGTTAATTAGGTCTTGTTTCTGTTGTTTAGTTTCTTCTAACATTTTATTCCTCTTTTACTATAGATTTTTTAGTGCTTTTCTGTACTTAGATATCTTCTCGTAATCTTCCAAAAATACTGTTGGCACTAAGTCAAGTAGTGCCTTGTTATTGTACGGCTCGTGTCCGATCTTATACCAACTCCTGATCTCTTTAGTGAACGTCCAGAATACTAAGTAAGCGTTGGCGTGCTTGATATATTCTTTAACATCCATACTAATACCGAATTCACGTATCAGTTTAACTGTTCTTTTCTCGCAATCTTCTTCAACATCCCTGGCTATGCCTGTATGGTAACTTACTTGCTTCTTGTCTATTTCTATTGATCCGTCGTACCACAACTCAAGTACCTGCTCTGACTTAAACTTAACGCATTTATTATATATCCTAGACTTATCTAGCCATTGTGTCATATGGCCATACTCGTGGACCAGTGTTTTTATCCACTTGTCCTTTTCTATACCACAAGCTGCTGCAAGAACACGTGAACTGTCGTCGAAGAAACCATTGCACTTACATCCAGAAGAAGTACTAACATAGTTATTTTTTGACAATACTAATTTTATAGAGTGCTTCTTACACTGTGCCTTTACGAACTGAATAAACGCCTTGTCTTTATTCACTACTCATCTCCTGTTATTCCGATTAGTATAAATATGATCCCTAGTGCAATAAATGTTTCCATTATCTTATGTACCCATCAGCCAATCCTAATTCAATGGCTTCCTTAGCCGATAGATACTTATCGTACTTAATTAAGTCTTGTAGTTGTGCTCTAGTGAACCTCGGCTTAACTTCATGGATTCTTTCTAAATAACAATCTTCCATTAGCTCATTAACTCTCTTAATCTCCTCTCCTAACTTCTCCATGTCTTTAGTAGTTCCTTCGAAGCCACACGAACCGTAATGAAGCAGAAGAGTTGCGTTAGGAGCCAAAAACCTCCTCTCTGCTGCTTGTAATACCCAACTTGCCATACTCATAGCTTGGCCATACACTGTTATGGTTACGTTTTTGCTGTGTCCCTTAATGAAGTCGTAGAGGGCAAGTCCCTCGTACTCATCTCCACCGCAGTTATTCATTATTACATTTATCCTCTTCTTACTTGCAATTAAGCACTGCGTAAGTCCCTTGATAGCGTGTCCTACTGTTCTCGGAGATATGTCGTCTCCGATGTAGATAATCCGATTAGAAAAGTCTACTCCGTAGTTAAAAAATAAGTCGGTGTCTCCTTTTCTGGTCATAGTTCCCTCCTAGGTTTACTTGTATTCTTTACCGCCGATATAGAACTTCCCTTTTTCGATTATGTGCGCTGCTGGTGTAACTATACCATCGTGTAACACGAAGTCAATGAACCCGTTGATCCACATGTTAGGGGCTCCTTTCTTCCATTCAGGCTCTGTTGTAGACAGACAACCTGAAGTGACAGCGTATCTAGATGGTTGAATCTTAGGCATGTCACTATGGACCGTCCATGCCTGAAAGCTGTGTAAGTGACCGTAGACAGTCTTCATACCTGCCCTAGACCCAACTTCTGCGTAAGCTTTGGCATGATTCTGAGGATACACAGTACCGTGCTTGAATATCGTATCTCCTAATTTATAGTATGAATTATAGTCACCATAAGAAACCCACTTAGATCCAGGGAACACTGCCTGTAAGCAATCTCTATTGAAGTCGAACCTACCTCCAAAAGCATCGGGGTATCTGCTAGTTACACGACGATATCTTTGTTCGTGGTTTCCTTCTAAAAAGACAATTTTTGCCGACTTAGAGCAGACTTTTTTGACGTCTCTAAGTAGATCCAACATTAACTCTTTGTCTCTGTCATACCAAGATAATTTTATCTGAGAAGCCGACATACTTTCAACACCATGCATACCTTTGGCATCTATAATATCGCCACCGAAGATTACGTAGTCAGGCTTTAAATCCTTCATGTACTTTAAGAGAGGTTTTAAGTCGATATGGTCTGGTAAATGGATGTCACTGATAAACACACCCTTTTTAAAATCCATCATTATTTATCTCCTTTTCTCGGTTTTTCTTTAAAATACCTGTGGATTACATCCGACATGTATTTTAATTGATCTGTAGTAATTCCCTGCCAAACACCTACGAATAGTGAATCTCTCATTAATTTATCAGCCACTGGAAAATCCTGCTCGTACTCCTTAAATGGCTTATGTCTAGTGATGTTACCAGCAAAAAACGGTCTAGTCCTGATTCCTTTGCTCTCAAGATAGTCTGAGAAATCATTCCGACTATAAGATCTATCTTTGAATGTCAGTACGTACCCAAACCAACTGGGAATAGCGTCTGGCAGTTTCTCCACTGATACGAATACGTTCTGTAAATCGCTCAGTGCTTCTGTTAGTAAAAGATGGTTGTATCTTCGTACACAACCCCATTGAATTAACTTCTTTAATTGAACCCTACCAAAGGCTGCGGCTGACTCAGATAACTTCATATTATACCCTACTGTCTCGTACGTATATTGTTTAAAGTAACCATCAAAATTATATCTAGTCTTGTGATCTCCGAGGTATGAGTCCCAATCACAGACCTTACCCCAATCCCGTAATGATCTGAGCTTTAAGGCTAAGTCATCATCTGAAGTAACTACCATACCTCCGGTACCTAGTGCTGTCATTTGATGCGATGGGTAGAAGCTGTACGTTCCAATATCCCCAAAACTACCCATTGACTTGTACGGCCTTCCATTGAATGTAAATGCTGCTGTATCGTCATAGTACATCGATCCCACCGCCTCGCAGCAATCCTCGATAACCTGAACGCCATAGGACTTAGCTACTTTCATTAAACGAGGCATATCCACAGGATTTCCAAGCGTGTGAGCTAAGATTATAGCTGTTATGCACCCATTCCCCATCATATCTTCTACTTGATCTAAATCAATATTGTGGGTAGTAAGATCATAATCTACTAAGACAGGTTTTAATCCACAGTGTAGTATCGGTGTTAAAGTCGCTGGAAACCCACATCCTGACGTAATAACCTCAGATCCCTTTGACAAGTCCAGAGATGCCATAGCAAGAAGGTTAGCTGAACTACCACTATTTACTGCTATTGCGTGTTTAACACCCATGTGTAGTGCGAACTCTTTTTCAAAAGCCTCATTCTCTTTTCCAGATGCTAACCAAGTCCCTTCCATCACTCTGTTTACTGCTTTACGCTCCGCATCTCCAAAATCACACCCTGCAAAATCTATCATATATTCTCCTGGTTACTTAAACGAATTACCTTTGCTTTACATCCTCCGAGCCACCATATGTCCTCTAAGAAAGAACTTAACCCATCGCCGATATACATTGGAAGATCAGACATAACTTTCATATCTACAATAGCGTGTTGTAGCTGTCGACCTGTCTTTGAACTGTAGTCTTTGTTTGGCTGTACCTGTATTCTTGATCCATACCGTTCGATAAATTGTTTTGCTATTTCTTCTGTGTGAGCTGAAAGGTATATCGGATTTGCTGGGGCGTATACATCAATAGCGTCAAAGTACTTCTGCAGTCCCAAAGATCTAGAGTGCGCTGTCCAATCAGCTGCCTCTCTACAATATACACCGATACTGCCAGGGAGAGGTTTAGTCTCTCCTGCTTTCTTAAGGATGCTAGGATGAAATTGGAGTTTATTAAAATAGGGTAAAAATAAATCTCTTACTTTTTGTGGTATACGCTCATATTCAAATTCAATGCTAGGGCGCATACTTCCATGATAAGGCCAGGCTTTTGCAAAATCTGAGGGAACCTCACTTTCGTAAACAGTAAGTCGCCAACAAATGTCAGATTTAGTAGTACAGACAGTTTGATCACTTTCACGGATGCTGATTTCATTTAGGAGAACATCTTCATACTTTCCTGTGCAGATATCAGTAATAGGCCATGTGATGGAGAACTTGGGTCTTATGCCACACTCTTTTTCGACAGAATCACAGCACCTCCACAGAGATATAATTCCTCTTAGCCGATTGTTAAAGCCAGCCACGGCAGCACAAGTAGCCTTTATCTCTGTTCTTATAATTTTCTCTTCTTTTCCATTCATTTTTCTCTCCTCTTACGATTCTCTTCTTTAGTCTTGGCTGAATGACACCCTTTACACAAAGCTTGTAGATTCGCTGTCTGAACGAACTTCCGTTTAATATAATTATCCCACCCTTGAAATCCTTTCTTAACGCTAACTACCGGAACAATGTGATCTACTTCTATCTGTCTTTTCTTCCTGCCTCTCTTCCCTCTAAGAACAGGATACCAAATCTTACATATATCGCAAGTGTTGCCTTCTACCCCGTCTACTGTGCTAGTTGATCTAACTATAACAGCTTGTCGAGGAGGCCACCATCTCCAGATTCTACTGATTGCTCCGAATAAATACCCGTTTAAGTTAAACTCTTTCTTTTTCTTAGTCTTTTTCTTCATTATCTTTGCACTCCTTCCAGTTTTTACCTACTCCGGTACTTACTTTTAGTGGGACATTTAGCTTAACTACGTTTTCAAGTATGTTTTTAATGTCTGCCTTAACGTCCTCGACTAATTCTTCTGGAACTTCTACCATGAAGGAGTCATGTACTGTCAAAATCGGTAAATACCCACCCTTTCTTAGTGCTATAAGTGACTTCTTCATTACTTCAGCTGCCGATCCCTGAATTATGCTATTGACTGCTACTCTTTCCCAGTGGAGTCTCTCGTACCTATCTTCTGAATTGATACCAGGGAGCGGGATTCTTCTGCCGTACAAGGTGTATACCTCTCCGCTAATCCTAGCTTTGTGCTTTACTCTTTCAATCCACGCCCTAACTTTAGGCAGTTTGCTCATAATCTTACGGATAATGTCTTCTGCCATCATCTCATCACACTTAAATACGGAAGCTAACTTCTTTGGTTGCGCTCCGTACAGCAGAGCCAGCATAAATGTCTTGCCGTCTTTTCTTTTTCTACCGGTTCCTTCAACTAATTCTTCGTAGATATCTCTGCCATCTCGGTATGCTTTAACAAACGTATCGTCTTCAGTTATGTGTGCCACTAATCTAGGCTCTATCTGAGAGAAGTCTAAGTCGAGAAGGAAGTTACCTTCTTCAGCAATAAATACCTCCCTAACTAACTTTCCTTCGTCAGTAGTTGTCGGTATATTTTGTAGATTCGGCCCACTTGAGGACAATCTACCTGTAGTTATTCCTGAGTCATTAGATATCTGATTGAAATTACAGTGTATTTTACTGTGTTTTTGTTTACCTAATAAACCTTTAATGTAAGTACTTTTTATTTTACTTAATTTGGAATACTCCAGAAGTAACCGAGCAACTTCTAAATGATCTAAATTTTCTAGTACTTTCTTATCTACCTTCTTATTACCTTTAAATGTCTTTGGTAGATCTGCCCCAAAAGACTCTAACAGTTTACCTAATTGTCTTTTAGAATTAATATTTAATTTTTCGTCTCCGATCTTTTCTTTCCAAATGTCCTGTACCTTTTCTTCAATAGCCTCGACTTTGGAAGTAAACTCCGCATCTAATTTATTCAGGCAGTCTAAATCTAGTGCCATTCCTGCTAATTCCATATCCATTAGAATCTTAGCTGCCGGAATCTCTATCTCTTTAAGATAGGCATCCTCTTTATCTGACATTGTCTTAGTAAAGTGCCGATAAAGTCTGTAAGTAGCCAGACAATCCATTCCGCAGTAATTAGCAACCAATTCGGTTTCTTGCTTATCTAAAGTAAGCTTCTTCTTTCCTGTTCCGACGACCTCTTTATATTTAGGCCAGTCAAGATCTAGTATCTCGGACGCTAAGTATTTTAAACCATGCGATTTCTTTGTCGTGTTCTGTACATACGAAGCCAAGGCTGTGTCATAGAATAACTGATCTGAACTAACTTCGACACCCCATCCTATTAACCACTTTAAATCTGACTTTACATTATGTCCAATTAACTGTGCGCTACAAAGTAGCTTCTTTAGCTCTTCTGTAATACTCGTATGGTAGAATATTTCTAACCCATCGTAAGTAAATCCAATTCCTACGAAATTATCTGCTTCGTCCGTTTCAACATCTACAATGGCTACCGGGCCTATTTCGCTATTAGAAGGATACTTATTAATGTGAAGCATTGCTCCTTGTGCTTCGACACCCCATAATTCGATAGTTTCAAACAGTTCAGACATAATTACCCTATTTTATTTTTTACGTATTCTGCTCCAGCTATATTAAAAAATACCGCTGCTCCGTGATCCTCTTCTTTGTTCTCTTCGTTAAACCACTGGATAAAATGTCTAAAAGCACTTTCCCTAAATCTGTCTAATTCTGCTTGACTATCAGCTTTTTTCCAATTATGGTCGCCGTACTTTTCGGCTCCTCTTCCCATAAGCCCAGCCCATCGTTTGAGCATACCTATATCAACTAAGTCATATCTTTCTTTGGAGCGTTTAGAGTCTCTTTTCATTCCTGAGGAAAACTCTTGTCTGTCTCCACTGTCCTTAGTTACAAACTCACTCATAGCCACACATCCCCATTTTCTTTAATTTTCTTTTCTTCATAAGGGGCAACCTTCTTACGATAAAGCTCCAACTTAGCTCCTTCGAGAGCACCAAGAATGTCATTATATGTCTGGTAACACTCCCCTCTAAGTTCTTTATATTCTTGACACAGCTGAGTAATGTGGTAGTTTAAATCTCCTGGTGTGGTCATACTAACTAATTTATGATGAAATGCGTTCCGTCTTGATTGTTCAATATATGGCATAATCCCTCCTATTTCCTAATATATTTGTCGAACTTCTCTTTAAACTTCACTGTGTCTAAAATAATCTTAAACTGATCTTTAAGTCTTTTCAGTGTTGTCTCTGATTTAAGTCCTACTGTGTTAGCTAACTGCGCTAGATTTCGGGTAGTCAGCTTACCTGTTTTCTTATCAAAACGAACTATCTCAATGTCTTCCACTATAATTCCCAGCCACTCTTCTAATGCTATACAATAAGCTGCTAACTGAATAAACTGAGTGATATAGAATCCTGAACTTGTCTTATAATCTGTTAAAGTAATTACTCCTTTTCTGTTGGAAAGCCTGTCAAATCTACCAGCAAACAGATACTTGGGAGAACAAACTAACAGCTCCAATCCCAGTATCTCATCAGCATTTTCTTTTAACCACTTCTTACCCTGTCTTAATGCTGTGAATGTTGCTTTCCTGGCGCCAGTATCGAACTGCTCAAGATGTTCTTTTAAGTTAAATGGCTTCTTAGCTTCTGTATGATACATATAATCATGTACAACAGTTCCGATATCGGCTGCTTTGTTTAACTCTATCTTGTAAGCCTTTGGAGACTCTTTAACAATCTCTTCAAACTTCCCACCGTCACAGCCAAGCTGATCCCACTCTGCTAGTGACCAACGAGCACCCTGTTTAATTTGCCAGTCAATTAAGAACTGAGATTTGGGGTATCCTCCACCTAAGATAGTGGTAACACCCGTTAGGAACTTACCATCTAACTTGTAGATGTGTTCCTCTTCATCATGCTCTAAGAGGTGACCATTATGTTCTGACTTAATCAGCACTTAGAAGTATCCTCTATCCTCAATGCCTTTCAATAGTGAATCCGCTAACGCTAGGATTCGTTCCGTTGATGTGGTGTGGTCTGCTGCGTTGACGTTGTGGGACAACCCTGCAACAATCAAACTAAACGTCTTACCCTTAGCTTCTTTAACAAAGTCCCGATCTCCATAAGACTTTTTAACGAGGATCTTATCATCTCCAGCTTTCTCAACTGGTTTAGCTATGGTCATTTTGTAACTCCTTGTTTTTTCTCATAAGTTCTGTAAGCCCCTAAGCCTAAGATACCAAATGTTAAACTTGTTAATGTTTCTCCACCAATCTGAGGTAAGACCGGAACTGCGTAGCCTGCTAGTTGAAGACCCCATGATACAGCTGGCATAAATACACTGTATGCTAAACCAGACACGCATATCCAAGCTATTGCTGGTCTCCATCCTGATTTGAATGTACTGTTACTCTGTGCCTCAATCTTGTTTACTTCAGACTGTGCTATGTCACTTTCAGTTAATGCTTTGATTAAAGTAGTTTCTTGCTCTGCTAATTTAAGCTCAAGCTCTGCTAAGAACTTGGTCTTCTCGCCTTTGTTTGTTAAAAACTTACCTGCTAGTTTACCTATCATAGGTGCTAACAGTCCGACTATCGCTGGTATTGGCATTAAGTTATCTCCTCTAGTAAATCAATCTCATCTCTTAAGTAGTCTATTAAACTCGCACTATCTGGGAAAAATGCTTGCTGCAGATTTACATAATTGTATAGGCCACGTTTGATCGTAACTAGATATCCGTTCTGTAAGGTGCGAATAGCGAAGTCTATGTCTGACATTGCTCTTTCTCCTTATGTTCTGTAATGGGAGATTAGAAAGCCCCCGACCAAAGACACCGCAACCAGTACAAAATACGCTACGTCACCAAAACCAATCTTAACTTTTAAGCCCAAGTAAACAAACGCACCTGCTGTTAAAAAACTAATTATCTCGTCCATTCTAGTTTACCGTAACATCGGGACCGTCTTCTTGTACTATATCCAAAACTCCGTCGATAGGATACCCAGCCATGTGTAAGAATGACTCAAACTCCTCTAACACATCATCTAACGTAGAGTCTCTGTGTAAAATCATCGTAACTAATGGACTATTTTCACCGTACTGGTATTCAAATTTAATCATTATTGTTCTCCTTAATTCTCACTGAATAGTATCTCTTCTCGGTCATCTTCTCTTGATACATCTTCGACTATCTTAAAACACTCCGAGCAGTGCTTTATGTGTTCTCTCAATTTTATAATATCTCTTACAGTTAAAGACTCAACTATCCTGCTTGGGTCTTCTTTAATACCCCTAAGAAACTCGCAGCAATCTTCTATCATTTCCACCCCGCTAATTTACGAATTAGACTTTTTAGGAAACTTCTGTTATACAATTTAAGTCTCCAAATTACTCGTTTTAGCCATGTACCATGTACCCTATAAAGATACTCAACTGCTTCCTCAATACTATCACAAACGTAATCATCTTCCATGTAGGCGATACTTGCTTCCGTTGGAAGTTCTCGAAAAGGAAAAACCCTAACCACTGGTTTCCATAAAAAGTATCTTGCGTAACCTAATTCATGTGACACACCTTCGCTCTTTAATGTAGGAGTCATGTCTAATATTACATGCGCCTCTCTTATCATTTCCTTGTCTCGTTTCCAAAACTTAACAAGATGTGACACCGAAGTGAACAACTGCGTCTTTGTCGGCCTAACATTTTCTTCGCTAACAGGGCACAGAACTGTAATACCTGCTTTCTCAAAGAATTTCTTGTCAGCTCTAGCTTCCTTAACAACGTCTGCTCTTATTCTGCCGGTCATTGCTCTTGCTGGATATACTTTAACCATATAGCTACCCTCGAATTAATATGCCTCAATGGATATTTTAGATTTATCAGTGACTAAGTCTACCACTCGTACCATGAATGGTTCATTGGTATATGACAACGTCGACTTAGTATGATACACCATTGAATTTCCTTCTCCATGCTTCCGCACTGTAAGGACGGTTTCAGATGCCGCTGGAATTGCCACATTACCAGCCATTTGCGCAATACTTGGTTCTTCTGCATCTTCGCCTTTCTTAAACGCATTTTTATTCTCATGATGGACAAATAAAAAACTGCATCCAAATTCGTTCCGTAGCTCTTTTACTCTTTCTAATACTTCCTGAATATCTTTCCTGTTGTTTTCTTCTTTAGTGTGAAATGTTGCGAAGCTATCAATTATAACCATGTCGGGCCTTATCTCTGCTAACTCTTTTCTAAACGCCTCGAAAGAGTGCTGTAAATCAAGTCGGGTAGTAGTTCCACATCGAATATACAAATTTTGTAATTCTTTGGGATCTATATTTTTACCTCTGATAACAGCCTTAAATCGTCTTTGGGTTTCTCCCTTAAATCTCTCTTGGTCTATGAATATGACTTTCTTGTTTCCTTTAACTTTAAATTTACCAAGCCATGAGGTATCTTTTTTGTATGCGCAACTAATAGCTAAATCAATCAATATCCATGTTTTGCCGGTCTCCGGTAATCCTGCCACAAAAGCGATACTTTTTTTAGCGAACCAATCGGGAGCAATCCACTCAACTTTTTCCTCGTTCTCTAAAAAAGATTCTACTGAGGAAGCTATTTCGTCACTTACCTTAATTTTAGGCTCGTACCTTCCAATACTGTTGCAGATAATCTCTAACTCATCTAAAGGATAGTCGACATCCTTTGCTTTTGACTCTAGCAAATCAAATATCTCTAAGGCACTATAACCTCTAGCTCTTAAAGACCCTGCTAACCTGGCGAAACTATCATTCCTATTCCCTTCTTTTATGTCTTTTAAACCCGAAACCGATTCCCTTAAAACTCCGTTCGTCGATTTTGTCTTAAGAGGAAGCAACTCAATTAACCAATTAGGGGCTTTTGCAATGGGCACTGTGTGATACGGTTTCTCAAAACCATAAAACACAATGTACCCTCCGGCCCCTCTGATATCTACTTTTGGTAGAATCTCTGTCTTAGTTGTTGTCCTGTCGTCTAATTCATCTGACCATCTGAATATGTAGTGCTTTCCACCTCTAGGGGTACTCTGTGTAAGAGTTTTTGGAATAGGGTATTTGCCGATATCTAGTCCTCCATCATCATCTAGTACGATAATTTTAGATATTTTACCTGTGGCAATACCCTTACTGTAATTAGGAAATTGCTTTTCCCAATTAGACACCTCCTCTTTAGAGGGTTTTCTACTAGAAAAATCTTTCCATGAAACCAGGGGTTTTTTCCCCAGTACCGGAAAAGTAGAAAAGTAATTTGGCACCATCATATTCATTTACTTTACTTGTCTCCGTCAACTAGATGTTGGTGAATCTTATCATAAACATCTATGGCTTCGTCGACTCCTAATCCCTGGCTAACCACTAAACCTTGAGTAATAGTGGCTGATACATTGCGCCTATTACCTTCCTTCTGTCCGTCCTCGTTAGACTTATGGGAATCAACCACCGATTTTTCTTTTTTCTTTAGATCTTTCTTTTCTTCTTTTGGTAATTCGTCGGAATTAACACTTTTGGCTGACACTATATTAAACCGCCCTGGCTTCCACTCTTCTGTATCAATATCGTACGACGCCCCGGTAATAAAATCTTCTGGCTTCAATGGTTTCCGTAATCCGTACCACTTACCCTCAATTTTGGGACCGTACTTTCCTGCTACTTCGATTGTAACGTTCATTTTAGACCGCCTTTATATTTTAGATGCGTATGCCTAATTATACCCTGATAGTAGTGATATCGTATGATATAAAGTTTAAGTAAGCTTCTCACTTCCGATTCTTTCTCGTATTCTTTCGATGGTCTTTTGGACAGTGGACTTACTAATGCCTAAGATACCAGCGCACTCTTCGTAACTACGTCCTTCATACCCTGTGATTCTTAGAATCTCTCGCTGTCTCATAGTCAATAGAGGTAGCACTGCTAACACTAACTCATACTGCTCTGAATTAACCGCCGTCTCCGTATCCTGGTAGTAAGCCGATGAAGTCTCCGCCAGTGCGTCAGGGTTCGCCTCCGCTGGTTCGTTTGCGTCGTGTTCTTGGTTATAGTCACCCCTCCTAGAAAGGTAATCCCAATAAGGGCTCCGCTCTGTTCCGGCATAGTCTTTTTTGTATTGTTTAACTCTGGCCATATTTATTCCTCCGATTTAGTATTATTACCTGGTAGTCTGCTAATATATAACCAGCAGTCTAACCAATCATCTGGCGTTGCTTCATTATTCATTAGTTCGCCTTTATGCCTGTACTCTTTATTCATCCTTTCCAATTCCTCCCATTCGGGAATTCGTCCCGTTTTAGCCAGGTCATCGAGTATCTCATGCATCCCTCTAAAATTGTAAACAGGATAAGGAAATTCAGACCAGTCACCAATGTACTCTCCGTCGTCAAATGCACTGTTGAATTCATCTTGCTGACGATCACTCATAAAAACCCCCGTTTTTGTCATAAAACTGCATACATTTTTCTTACATTACCCCTCAATTATAGAATCTACGATTATAATCCAAACAACCACTACAATACAGCCTATGATTATATCAAACATTAGGACCAACCTCCCTTTTCTTATACAGCTTTAAGTTATAACTGGCATCCGTAGATCTTTCTTTAGCTCCATTAAACCATAAGATAAGCCTATCTCCCTCTTTTAGTTGTCTTAGGTATTGGATATGTTCCGGTGTTAATCCGTTACCGTGTGACATTAAGTTACCTGATTCTTTGCTCCAGAAGTTTATTTTAAGCATAGTTTTTCACGATGTCTATTCCAACTAAGCAGACTTTTTTAATACAGTTTACTTCCTTGGAAGACATATTCTCCTTTTTAGCAATTAGTTTATACTTCTTTTTCCAGTCTTTGTGGCTTAGGTTTAAACATCCTATTTGAATGTTTTCTGGTGTCACTGTTATAATATACCTAAGTGTAATTAAGTTGAATACTTGTGAAGTCTTAGAAATACGAGCATCTCCGGACACTCGAGCATCTCCATATACCTGAGCATCTCCATACACCCAAGCATCTCCAGACACCCTAGCATCTCCATACACCCAAGCATCTCCAGACACCCTAGCATTTCCATACACCCAAGCATCTCCAGACACCCTAGCATCTCCATACACCCAAGCATCTCCAGACACCCTAGCATCTCCAGACACTCGAGCATCTCCATATACCTGAGCATCTCCATACACCCAAGCATCTCCAGACACTCGAGCATCTCCAGACACCTTAGCATTTCCAGACACCTCAGCATCTCCAAACACCTCAGCATATCCAAATACCCTAGCATTTCCAGACACCTCAGCATCTCCAAACACCTTAGCATATCCATACACCTCAGCATCTCCATACACCTGAGCATCTCCATACACCTGAGCATCTCCAGACACCCTAGCATATCCATACACCTTAGCATCTCCAGACACCCTAGCATCTCCATACACCCAAGCATCTCCATACACCCTAGCATCTCCATACACCCAAGCATCTCCAGACACCCTAGCATCTCCAGACACCCAAGCATCTCCATGCTCTAAGTTCTTCTCAGATTCTATGTATCCCCCTAGTTCTTCGCCTTTAATCCTTTTAATCCTATATAGTGTTGTCCCTTCATGCTGAATGGTATCTTTTGTTAATTCATATGTTTTCATAGATATTAATCTCCTCCACAGAATAAATCTCCGTACACCTTAGCATCTCCATACACCTTAGCATCTCCAAATACCCAAGCATTTCCAAACACCCAAGCATTTCCAAATACCCAAGCATCTCCAAATACCTTAGCATCTCCATACACCTGAGCATTTCTACACACCCTAGCATCTCCAAATACCCAAGCATTTCCAAATACCCAAGCATTTCCAAATACCCAAGCATTTCCAAATACCTTAGCATCTCCAGACACATCAGCATCTCCAGACACCACAGCATCTCCAGACACCTCAGCATCTCCAAACACCTTAGCATATCCAAATACCCTAGCATTTCCAGACACCTCAGCATCTCCAAACACCTTAGCATCTCTAGACACCCAGGCATTTCCATGCTCTAAGTTCTTTTCGGATTCTATATATCCTCCCAACTTCCCGTCAACTAGCTTCTTTATCCTATATAGAATCCTGCCTTCCATCTTAATGGTATCTTTTGTTAATTCATATGTTTTCATAGATATTAATCTCCTCCACAGAATAAATCTCCGTACATTTATGTCCATCAAAACAGCTCTCACATATCTCTTGGTCGCAATATATGCACTTCTTTGTGTCCTCTCCAATCTGCCCAGTTTTCATCTCTTCCTTAGTATAGTACCATTCTTTCTCACATATGGCGCAGATGAATTCATGTCTCATGATATAGTCCTCCATTGCTTATAGATCTTTAAGTCTCTATCACTCCAAACTAATACATAATTTATAGTCAATGATACTGGTATGTCTCTATTCTTAACCAAATTAATGGGTATTGTATAGATTAATGACATTAGACTACCTCTTCGATATGTCCTTCTCTATATTCTCGCATGAACTTACGTACAAGGTCCATAGCTCCCTTCTCATCTGTATCGAATAGATCCCATACTACTTTGAATGTATCCGGATAGTTATTCTTTATGAAGTTGATATCTGATGTATGTAGACCAGTCATAATATCCCCCTATTTAATTAGATTGTCTAGCTCTTCCTGGCTAACTGTGTTAGGGAAATCAAGTCCATGTATCTTTCCCCATTGTGTTATGTGTCTCGAGGTAGTGTTGGACCACTTTTTATCCGTCTTGAATGACCCTACTCCCACTTGATGGTAAGCCACTGGGGTCTTATAACTGAATAAGATGGTTTTATCTCCAATCTCAATTTCTGTCATATTGGCTTTAATCGATGTAAGTTTCATATAGATTCCCCTTTTATACTAGAATGATTAAAAAACCCGTTAAGACTAAGACTGACAACATCAACACTATCTCAAGGTTCCAAAAGGTCTGCTTTGATCTGCTTATATGTATCCGTCTTGGGGTTCTTTGTGATCTTCGGTCAACCAGTTCTCTATACTTTACTAGGTCGTTAGTTTCATTGTCTTGATTTGCCATGATATTGTCTCCTTTTGCTTCAGTCTTAATACTAGTATACACTGTCTTATGTCCTTTGTCAAGGGTTATTACTTAAGCCTAGTTTTTTAGTTATTGCGTCAAAAGGCTTTAGTTTTAATTTAGCTAGCGCTTCTGCCCTAGTAGTATGTTTTGACACACAACCGACGTATCTAGCAACTTGAATACAGTCATAAGGCCAAGTGGTCTTTTTCTTTTTACTGTATATGTCATAAATACTAGCAACATCCCATGTTTTACTATACCTTCGTTTTCGTAAGCCATAAGACTTTATGCAATAGTTCATAGTTTTTCCTCTTTGGCTTTTTCATGGAATGCCTCTATGCGGTTTCTATGCCTAGGTTCAACTTGACGCATAGCGTTATCTATAATAGTCTTATTGTTAGGATACTTTAATAAGTCACATAGCGCAGATTCAAGATAAACGATTTCAATGATATATTTACATATCGGACAATCTTTACTTCCCTTTGATTCCATGCATTCTATCGAATGGCCACTAACCAAACGTCCACATTCGCATTTATTCATATTTTTATCACTCCGGTAGTAAGATTTAACTCCTCGCCTAGCCTATTATACATTTCTTTGAAGCTATCAATCGAGAAATAACTTCCGTAATTATTGAAGTGTTTGCCTTTAATACTTACAGAATTGCGCTCTTCTAAAGAAAGGAATTTAACACCTTTGTAAGTGAAAGCCTGCCAGTTAATATAATCCATTTTATTCTCCTTGTATGCTCAATTTTCTAGGGTCAATGCCATTTCTCATTAAGTCCAACCCCAGAGTTCCAAGTCTGTAGTGATGCGGTTTAACGTTGATAAATCCTTCCTTGTCTAGCGCTTTATGGTACTTTTTGATTTGTTTTAAGTATTCTTTTTTAAGTTCTTCGGTTTTCATGGTATTCCCCTTTGTTTCTTTGTCTTAATTCAGTATAACCCCAGTAAACCGCAATGTCAAGGGCTAAGTTGTAACAATTTCACCCTTCTTTTGATATATGTCATACAGTTCATAAACGCTATTAATGCTATCAGATACCAGCTCTTCACCATTCTTAACTATAACTATGTTGTTTGTTCCTCTATAAAATGCTTTATACTTTTTTACTCCATTCTCTTTAAATCCTCTTGCCATTATATAAGGTGATTTTATCATGTTATTCTCCTTTTGCTTCATTTATTTTAATTGGCTTCATATTATCTCCTTTAGTTGCGTAGTAACTTTCTCTGTCCATATTTTTACCAGTGTCCCAAACCTTATCTAATACCTTAACTACTTTAGATGATAAAAACCATTTATTTACTATTTCACATCCATTAGTTGATATTCTACCAGTTATGACTACACCATTTCCTTTCGTTACTGGTTCGGCATTTACTCTTAAACGGTAAGACTTAAAGTAGATGAAATCTCCTTTTCTTACTTCGTCAGCTCTGATTTTCCTCATCCCGTATCTCCTTTAATCTTTGTCTTACTATCAGTATAACCCCACTAAACTGCAATGTCAAGGGGAAATGTTGTTACATCTGTATAATTCTTGTAACAGTTTATATTTTGGTATGTATATACATATTTAATTGATTATTTATGTATATTAGATCATATAGTGTCATACGATAGCCTTACATTAGGGGTATATATAGAGGGGTATACAGATACCCTACTAAACTATCAAAGCGTCATTAATCGCGCATTGTGGCCAGTATCAAGACCTATTTAATAGAGTATAGGTCGAGTAACCGTAACAGATTAATATCTGGTAGCACTACGGGGAAGGGTAAAGATACCGCCACCACAAAAGATTAATCATCCTACCGGAATATAAGGATTAAATATCGATATGATATCTAACCCTTCTCTCCTTATTATACCTGAGTTTTCGTCACCCTAGTGTAAGAAAACGACTAATATCCTATCTTATAGATAAGTAAAGCTACAAGTATGTCATATTTATTATGTGGTATGTATCTTAAGTGTCATACGATAATGACGATATAGGGATATATATAGGTAGGTGACGTGACCAGTTTAAGATTGTTACTGTATGTAAACCTATGGTATACGTATCACTGCCAAACTTTCTCTTTCTCCCTCTCTTTAAAATGATATAAGCAGTTTACTTGAGCTTTAGGTATCGTATAACATGACATAAGAAGTTTAAGTTAACTTTAGATTTTTATTTAAAAACTTGGTATCTGTGTTTATGTAGAAAACCCCATGGGGGGTGGTTAATTCTAATTAAACACCACGTATAACAGCGCAAAAAACGTTAGAGTTCAGCTACTTTCATCTTAGTACGTACTTTCATTCACATATGAAAAACCGCCTAAAGAATGGTAGTTAACTGTGTTGTAAAATGGCATAAGTTCACATCGAGAATAGCAAGAGCCGTTATTATCGGTTAATTACCGTTAATTTCCTTATGAACTGATTGATAGTCAAATAGTTTCATTATAACAAAAAAGACTATAAAACATAGAAAACCCATGAGACTGAGTGCTTTTATTAAAACTCAGGATAATGGGGCAGTAAATACATTAGAGTTGGGATTAGAGTTAAGAGCTTTTTGCCTCTGGAGAGAGAATGAGTAAATTCGATCAAATATGGATTTCTAACCGGTTCCGCTATCGTAAGACCTTAAAGGGTACGAGGCTTGTAAAAGATCCCGTCACAGGCTATCTGGAGCCCGTAGGACGCAAAGGATTCACGGCTGAGATGCGTAAGACTTTTATTGATAGGCTGCGTGTCTGTAACAATTACAACCAAATTGCTAAGAGTGTCGGTATTCAGATACAATCATTCTATGATGCTGTCGCAGTAGACGACAAATTTAGAGAAGAAGTGCTCCTTTGTGATAAAATAGAGAATAGATCAATACAATTGAATAACGAGCTAAAACAGCTTAAAATCAAAGAAAAGAACCAAACGATTGAGGACTTGTCAGGTAGGTTAGGTCAGTATGGCCGATAACCGAGATTCTGAGGTATTTAAGATACAAAAGAAGTGTGAGACTAACTTAGAGTTCTTATACAAAGAGATTTGTGGGTACGATAGATGGAATGATAAGCTTCATGGAGATTACCCAGGAGATCCTGAAACCAATACTCCTCCAGGACTTGCTTATTATATGAAGCACAGTGGTCCTCGTAAGATGATTCTTATCCCACGTAACCACTTAAAGAGTACGGTTATTACAGTTGTTTGGTCTATTCAGCAGATCCTTAATAACCCAAATATGCGGATTTGTATCAATAACGCTAAATACGATACAGCCAGAGAGTTCGTAACTACAATACAATCGTTTTTTGATACAGGAAGTAAGCTAGAACAGATTTACGGCAAATTTAGGTCGCCAAAACTCGCTTGGAATAGGGACTCATTTACAATCGCTCAAAGAAGCCTTGCACGAGCCCAACCCACAGTAATGGCAGCCTCCATTGACTCGATTCTTAATGGTAAACATTTTGACTTGATTATCAATGACGACCTTGTGGAACCTGGTAACGTCCGAACTAAAGATCAGATCGAGAAAGTTATCAACTTCCACAGGGATTGTTTTAACCAGATAGATAAAGGCGGAACTATTGTAGACATAGGTACCCGTTGGGCATCACAAGACTTGTATGGGCATGTGTTGGATACGTCAGTTACTTCAATTAACGGTACGCAGATAGCAAAGGGACAAGGAACTGAGTGGTACAAATACGTTAGTTTCTAGCGCAGGAGACAAATGAAACATAGAACAGAAGCTGAAATAAGAGAAAGAATAAGAGAAATGGTGGTTGAAGCCATCAACACAGTACCGAGAGATCCCGAAGAAACTTGGTACCGTGCATTTATCGACACTTTAACAGATAATATACACGTTCTAGTTATGGACGAAATAACATATAGGAGACTTTAAATGTCATTATCGATTGGTTCACAACAAGTTACAGACGATGGGGCTATAGGAACATCGGGTAAAAAGATTAGGTTGTACGGTCTTATTGTTCATTCAGGCGAAACAGCAGCAGTTGTAGTAGTACGTAACGGAACTTCGACTAGCGGTACTGAATATGATGAGATAAACGGAACAATTAGTGTTTCTGTTCGTGTCAACTATCCTGGAGGACTGCAGTTCCCTGGCGGTCTGTTTATAGATGTAGATGCAAATACGACCTATGTTACTGCAATCTATGAACAAGAAAGTAGCTAATGGACGTAAAGCGATTCTTAATTACCGCTGGTTTTGCGGATAATGCTGCAGATACTGTTAAATTGCTCGACCCACCTATCGTTGGAGTAGTTACCTACGATGCTGGGGACTTTACGTATAACTGGACTCATATAGGCGTATCAAACTATGCTGATGCCGACTTTATGGATTTAAACGTATACAGAAATGGGGCTTCTGTTGTTACTATCAGTCTGGCTTTTAATCCAGCCACAGATAACATAGGAACCCTATCTCAGTGGATAGTTGATAACCCTCCTGTAGATTCGACAAACACCATTAAGTTTAGGATGAGATATAGATTGGCAGACGCAACAGCCGGAGAGTACTCGTCATTTTCTGACGAGATTACTATACCTTAATGTTTGATGCCTATATTAGAGCTGTAGAAGAGAAAGGGAAGCTAATCTTCCCAGAAGACTTTTGCTACACAGCTTCAGAAAAAGGTGGCGAAGGAAAGAAAGCTCTTGATGAGGTAGAAGCTGAGTTAGGGCCGTATCTTTATTCTGGAAATTACTATAATAACCCTGTTTCTGACGATTTAGTTGAATTTAAAGATGAATGGTTTCAGCATTTCAAGTTCGAGGACGTTAACGAGAAACTAAGAGGTGCGAAGTGTATTATAAGCATCGATCCTGCCACTAAGGATAAGCAAGAGAACGACCCCTCTGGTATAGTGGTAACGAAGATAGACCCAGATGGGGGTATTTATGTCATTCAGACTATAGCGAAGAAATTATTACCAAATAAGCTCGTAGACCAGATTTTTGACTTAGTTATGATATACAGCCCTGAAGTTGTTACAATCGAGACAGTGTCTGCTCAAATCCTTTGGATTGATCTGTTTAGGTATGAAATGAAAAAAAGAGATGTTCATTTTAAACTAGATGAATACAACCCAGGAACAAAGATGACCAAACCTGTCAAAATTCGGCGGTTAATACCATACTATGCTAGAGGACAGATATTTCACAAGAACGGTCTTACGGAATTAGAGCAGCAGCTTAGAGAGTTTCCTAGAAATAGACATGATGATCTGATAGATGCTCTGCAAGCCCAGATAAGTTACTGGAAGGGAACTACTGTTATAATAAAGAAGAACTTAGTGAAATACTCAGTAGACTGGTGGGATGAACTACGAAAGGGTAACAAATCCGGCAGTAAAACAGCAGAAGAAGAATTATTTAAAGAATATAAGCAAAATAAATCTAAGATAACTTTAAGGCAGCCAAAATGGTAAATAAAAACAAACAAAACGATGATAGTGGTAATTGGATCAGTAGAATTGAAGGAAGAGAAAAATTCCTAGAAGATACTGCAGGAGAGAATCACTGGGAACGCTATATTAGGGAATATAGAGGAAACTACTCCGATACCCTTGCCAATAGTCCACGAGTGTTACCTTTAAATTTGATATATTCTTTTGTTCGATCTAAGACCCCTGATCTTTACTTACAAGATCCTTATTTTGAATTTACGCCTAAAAAAGAGACTAAAATAGAATCTGCCAAGTTAAAAGAGATTGCAGTCAATGATATTTGGCACAGAAAGAAATTTAAGAGGGAAGTTAAGAAGGGTGTGCAGGACGGATTGATTGTAGGGCATGCGTGGTTTAAAGTGGGATATAATGCCAATTTAGGCAACCTAGAAGAATCCGAAACTACTGAATTTAACTCAGAGAATGAAGATTACTTTTTTTATCGGGTAAATTGGAGACACATACTGTTTAATGCAGAAGCAGTTGATCCGCCTTACGATGCTACTTGGATAGCGCAGAAATTCTTTGCTCCATTAGAAGATGTTAAAAAACAATATAAAGGAGCAGGCAAGTTAGTTGGTATCAGACTTTCAGGTAACGAAAAGAAAGAGATGACTAACAAGAGAAACTCAGCAAGTACCGATGCAGGAGATGTTGAGTACGCCGAACTGTATGAAGTGTGGGATAAATCTAATAGAAAGGTACTTATTGTTTCTAAACAGAAAAATGTTGGTATAGTAGATACTAGAGAGTGGCCTTACGATAAGATACAGAATTTCCCATTTCTGTTCCTTAACCTCAGCTTTGTGAATGACCAAGCGTACGGGATTTCGGACGTTGGGATGGGAGAATCTATTGTTTTAGAAAAGACAAAGATACGTACTAATTTCTTAGAGCATTTAAAGAGAGGCACAAGGCAACTATTAACCAAGCCAGATAACTTTACAGCAGAAGCAAAGGATGCCTATGAGCGAGGCGATGATTCGGCTTTATTAGAAGCTGAAGACCCAAGCGCAGTCAAGCCAATACCATACGCTCCTTTTCAGCCCGATGTATTTGGCCTAGAAAGTAGACTCGATGATGATTTATCTCAGATCTGGGGCCAAAGACCTCCAGATAGAGCAGGACAAGCCAGAACGCAGACACGGACTAAGTTTGAGCTCCAGAAACAGGGAGCAGGCACTACTAATAGGCTCGTAGAACAACAGAATGTTATTCAAGACATTGTTGAAGAAGCTGCGGAGAAACTCAGTGCTCTTTTGGAGCAGTTTGCAACAGAGCCATTCTATGTACAACTAACTGGTTTCCCTCCTGAAGAAGTGGCACAGATGCTCGCAGCAAGACCTTCTGCTACGAAACCAGGAGCCACAAACACACCTTACGGATTCTCTGTTACCTCAGACGATATCGCAGGGCCGACGGATGTTAGAATTAAACGAGGGACTGCCATTCCTTTAGATAGGGAGACGAAGATAGGTTTGCTTAAAGATATAGCTACTACGTATATTGGCATTAAGAATCAAAATCCTGGTCCGTTCCTTGCTGCTATCGGTGCGATGATTGTAGACGAAGCAGGATTGCACGAGTTAACAAGAGCCCTAGATGCAGAGAAACAATTCTTAGCAAAACAGTCTGAAGCACAACAAAAGTCACAGCAGGAAGCACAGCAGATACAAGCTGCTGCTCAGGGTGCTGAGTTAAATATGAGAGCGCAAGAGATCAACAACGACAGCGAAAGTGTGGCAGTAGATAGGCAAAAAGTCGACAATGATTTCCAAATAGACTTAATGAAGACTATAAAAGATATTCAGGGGCAGTTAGCAGAAATCAATTCGAGGGTAATGGACAATGATAACGACTAAAGACCCATGCAGAAACTGCGGAGCAACTAATTGGCACTATTGGAGACTTAGATACATTCCACAGTCTCAAGGAGACGATTTAAAAGAGGAATCATGTAGTGAGTGCTCTACTACCGGCACTCCTAATTTATCTCCTGATGTGTATTTTGATGAGTCAAAAGGATCTAATCAGACAGATCCAAATCTGTGCGATAGATATACTGGCCCTATACCTTTTTCAAGTAAAAGAGAGAAGGCAGCTATTATGCAGAAACTGAAGTTACAGGAAGCAGGAGACAAGATTCACGGATCAAGGAACTTTGATAAAATAGCATCTAAACAGTGGGAGAACAGATAATGGAATTGATAATCTATATAGTGTGTGCTGTATTACTTTACAAATTACTCGGGCCTGTTGCTGATTTAGCTGGATTTAAAACTACAGTAGGCGGAGGTAATGGAAGGGAAGATGAGCTAATTCTTAAGCAAAATACAACGTATGTACGGACATTCGTCTCTGGGTCAGCCGCAAATATTATCCAATTTAAAGCATCGTGGTACGAGCATACAAATCAAATCAACCCGGATGGTCAATAGATTTTAGAAGTAAAATAAAAAGCTTACCCCTCGACAAGGGAGGCAACTAGGAGAGTTAATATGTCAGAAGAAACAAATGAAGCACAGGAAACTTCACTGATTTCAGAAGCCACTCCTGATAACAACGCCGAAACACCTCAAGAAAACGTGGATGGACAGTCCAAGCCTACTCAGGAACAGCAACCTAAAACGGTGACGCTGGAAATACCTGAAAACTGGGAATATAATGGTGATAGGAAGTCAGTTCCTAAACCACTAGAAAAGTACATCAAAAATCTCGATAGGTACGTTTCAAAGAAAGATCAAACTCTTGCTGAGGCTAGACAAAAACTAGAAGAATATGAATCAACATTCAATTCTGACCAGTATAAACAGTATCAGCAAGCTATGAAGCAACCAAGCCAACAACAGCAAAAACAACCACAAATGACACAGGAAGAAGCAGACGCAATCGCCATGGGTGATGCTGATGTTCTTAAAAGTGTTATTGATAGAGCGGTTGATACTAGACTGGCCTCATCAGCACCAAAAGATGAGGAAACGCAGAAAGAACTTGGTAGGTTGTCTCAAAAGCAAAGAGAGTTTGAATACGCCGAGCAAATTAAGACGTTTTCACAAGTTAATCCTGATTTCTCAGAGTTACTGGATTCTCCTGTGGGAGAATATATGATTAGTGCTGCAAAACAAGGTACCTCTTTAGAGGCTATTTATGATACTGCAAAACGAATCGAATCTCACATGGAAGATAGAGCTGAGTCTAAACGAAAGGCCAACTTCGAAGCAAAGAAGAAAGGTTCTGTAGTTAAAAATTCAGTTACTGGTACTCCTGATGTTGTTTGGGCAGATGATGATAATCACGCCCGAAGGTTAGCTATTGAATTACAACTTAAAGGTGATAATCGGCAAGTTAAAATGAAACCTAGAAAATAATCAGGGATTTTACTCCTTGGTTATTTAGGTTAATCTAAATTAAGGAGTAATAAAGCTATGTCTTTAGATATAATTCACACATGGGGACCGGATAACGTAGGTCAGTTATTAGCGTCAACCCTCGAAAAAAGACCTAAACAAGAAGTTGCAGATGCTGTCTTTAACGCCATTCCTACTTTTGAGTATCTTAATTCAAAAGGTAGAGTGATGTTGGACGGCGGAGCGTCTATCGTTGTTCCCTTGGAAGTTGATTCAAACTCAACTGCCAAATTTTATGACGGTTATGACCTTCTAGATGTGACTGCCCAAGACAACCATACTGCAGCTCAGTATGATTGGAAGCAAGCATACGCATCAGTTAGTATCAGTGGCCGAGAGGCAGACATCCAGAATCGTGGGGAATCTGCTCTTATGAATCTGCTAATGATGAAGCAGAAGAACGCAGAACGTTCGCTTAGAAATGTCATCAACCAAAAGTTGTATGGAACCACCAACACTACTAAGGAGATTCAGTCTTTGTACACGTTGGTTAATGCTACTTCAACTATTGGTGACATTAACTCTACTTCCAAGTCTTATTGGCAAGCAGAAGTTAAAGCAGGCGGAGTTTTCGCTGCTGAAGGTGTTGCTGACTGGAGAAATCTGTATAATACCCAGAAGAATAAGGGTGCTAATCCAGATATGATCCTCACTACTCAAACAGTGCACGAAGCTTACGAGGCTACTATGGCCCCACAAATTCGTTATCAGAGCTTGAACACTGCTGATTCTAAATTCCGGGACTTGGAATTTGCTGGAGCAAAGGTTCGTTTCGACGACCAATGTACCTCTGGCTATTCTTATTTCTTGGATAGTGACGTTCTTCATCTCTATGTCAACGAGAATCGCAACTTCATTTATAATGACTTTGTGCGTCCTCCCGATCAAGATGCAAAAACAGCTCAGTTCCTCGTCGGGTTAGAACTCGCCACATCGAACCGTAGGTTCCTTGGCGTAGTTACTGGCCAATCCTAATAGGAGGTGTAAATTATGGCTGCTAAAACACCAGATAGTCTTACAAAAGAAAATTTGGGAAGTGCAAATCTTCTTATTGCTACTTTTGTATCGGCTAATATTGACGACAACGACACCTGGGCTTCAGGTATAAATAGTATTATCGGTTATTGGTGGTGTGGAATCGGAGATAATTGTTACGACGTGTCAATCACTTCTACGACATCCGGAACATTCACCTTCGACTCTGCTGGATCAATGACAGGTAAATTCTATGTATTATATAAGGATAT